TCGGGGAAGGGTGAAGCGAACACGTTGCGGGAGAACGCGACCGAATCGAAGCTGGTACCTGAGTGGCGGCTCGCAGGGAAACAATGGACGAGACAACTGTTGTGGCAGGACGCGTACGGCGGTGTCGATCCGTCCAAAGAGTTGCGGTATGACTTGTCGGATGTGCGTGCGTTGCAACAAGACGAAACCGATCTGGTGTCACGTATGGATGTCGGGATCAAAGGCGGCTGGATCAGTGTTGCAGAAGGAAGGCGTGCTGCGGGGTTGCCGATCGAAGATCAGCATGAAGTGTTTCTCCGCTCCGTGTCGGTCGAAGCGGTAGGGGTTGATCAGGACGCTCTGATCGTCGATGACATCCCGGTCTGAACGCAACCGGACAGACCGCAGGATCACACGGTCTTTCACACAGCCGATTGCTCGCACGATCCAAACCGAAAAGGAACGTGTCCTGCAAGCCGACACTGCGGCGAAAGCGGTGGGGGCGGTTCGTCGGGGCGACTGGGAAAAGACACTCACCGGGTTGTGGCTGTCACCCCAAATCCTTGACCTGTGGGGCGATATACAAACCCAGTTCGGCACCGACGTCCCGTTCACAAACGACGCCCGCATGTTGATGACTCGGTATGCGACGGAGCATGCCGTGTCGATTGTTGAGACGCGGAGGGACCGTATCCGCCGCATCGTGTCTGAAGGGAAAGCGGACCCGTTCGACCCGAGGCGTACGTTCCGATCAACGAACAGGGCGGCGTTGCGTGCAGCGTATGCCGATGTGAAAACGCAGGCACAACGGTACGCGTTCACTGAGTCGTTGCAAGCATCCGAAACGGTGAGGTACGAATCTGCTAGGGCGGTGAATGACACCACCAGTTTTCGGATGATGAAAGTCTGGTTCACACAGGCAGATGCGCGTGTCCGTCGAACACACTCCCCGTTGAATGGCCAATCTCGGGTGATGACCGACCCGCAAGGTAAACCGGTGCGGTCCACGTTCAGGGTCGGCGGCGCGTCGCTGGCATACCCTCGCGACCCGTCAGGGCCACCCGGTGAGGTCATTCATTGCAGGTGCTGGTTGGAGTATCGAAAGGTGCGTAAACCGTAATGCCCGTTTTCGCGTTCTCGGCTGCTAGCCTGCGCGCAACCGAACACCCCTGATTCGAGGTAACCCTCATGGATCTTGAAACAAAACAAATCTCACCTACTGTCAAGTTCGACGACGACACCGGTCAGGTGTCTGCCGTGTTTGCCACATTGAATGTGGTTGACAAGGACGGCGACGTCACTTTGCCCGGTTTTTTCGGCGTCCAAGATGTGGCGTTGGCGTGGGCACACGACCGTTCCCGCCTCGTCGGTAAGGGCCGCATTTCGGAGTCGGGGGATCATGCTGTGATGAACGGCAAATTCTTCCTCAACACCTACGAAGGCGAACAAGCATATCTCACCACCAAAGCGATGGGTGATTTGCAGGAATGGTCATACGGGTTCTACATCGCGAAAGGCGGAGCGGAACACGGCACCCACAACGGACAGTCCGTCCGGTTCCTGCAACCGTTGGATGACGGGCAGCCGGGTGCGAAAATCGCTGAAGTATCACCGGTCCTTGTCGGTGCGGGGGAAGGCACCCACACTGTCGGCATCAAATCTGAGAAACTCCGGTTTGTGGAACACGCCGAAAAGATCGCGAACGAAACAGAACTCCTCGTAGCCCGCGCCGGGGAGATACACAATCTGCGTACCGAAAAGGGAAAGCAGTTGGGAGACGAAGCCGTGGCAAGTCTCTTGAATGTGAAAACCCGCCTCGAGCACGCCGCATCGATGATCGGTGATCTTGCGTCACCCCCTATAGATGCATCTCTACCCACTTTGTCGATGATGTCGGCGTCCAAGACGCTTGCAGAGTCGCGGACCCTCATTGGAGCATCATGAGTAAAACCCTTACAGCCCGTATCGAAGAAATCCAAACCAAATCCGACAAGCTCGCGACCGTGTTTGCCGAGGCCGGTGACACATACGACATGAGCCTCGTCAAGTCGATCGACCCGAACGGGACGATGGACTCTGAGGCGAAAGTCGCATGGATACAAGCAACTGAGAAGGAACTTGCCGACCTCAACACCGAGCTGAAAGAACATGTCGCGTTGCAGAAGTCGTCTGAGAACAACGGGACACTCCGCTCGATCCTTGACTTGATGAAGCTCCCATCGAACGAGATTCAGCACGCCCTCGACGGTGTCGACGGGTCAGCGTCAAAGTCGATCGGTGAAGCGTTCACGGACGAATACAAGGGCCGGAAAGACCAGACGTTCACTGTTGAAGCTGACGTCAAGACACTGTTCGAAACCGGTGCAGGTTGGGCACCCGAATCTGTGAGGTCTGGGAAGGTTGTGGATGCAGCTACCCGCCCGATACAGGTCGTCGACATTTTCCCACAAGTGTCCACAAACCAGGCATCGATCAAATATATGGTTGAGTCGACGTTCACAAACAACGCGGCGGAACGTGACGAGGGTGGAGCGTATGTCGAGTCGGCGTTCGCGCTCACCGAAACGGTTAGCCCCGTTCAGAGCATTGGTACGTTCGCACCGGTCACAGATGAACAGCTTGAAGACGTGTCGTATGCGCAGGCATATTTGAACCGCCGTTTGGGTTTCGCGATCAGGCAGCGGTTGGATTTGCAACTGTTGGTCGGTGACGGTACGTCCCCGAACCTGTCCGGCATTTTGGACCGGTCGGGTTTGCAGACGCAGGCGAAGGGTGCCGACCCGGTACCGGACGCAGTGTTCAAAGCAATGACGAAAGTCGCGGTGACGGGGCAAGCTTTGGTGTCGCATGCGATCTTCCACCCCAACGATTGGCAAGGCATCCGGCTGTTGCGTACAACGGACGGCATCTACATTTGGGGTAACCCGTCTGATGTTGGTGCGAACACGATCTGGGGTATCCCTGTCGTCGTTGCTCAAGCGTTGACAGAGAACACCGGTCTGGTTGGCGACTTCACCAACTTCGCTGAGCTCGCTATCCGTCGGGACGTCACGATCAAAGTCTCCGATTCACATTCGGACTATTTCGTGAACGGCAAGCAGGCGGTGCGGGCAGAGATGCGGGCAGCGGTGCAGGTGTTCCGCGACGCAGCGTTCTGTGAAGTAACCGGAATCTAAACCTTGAACGGGTAGCCCCAGTCCCATCGTCTGGGGCTACCCGTCCTCACCCTTTGGAGGTTGATGATGGGAATTATTACAGGCGGACTCGTGATTGCAGGCGGTAACCCGATCGTAGGTGCCGGCACACATCGGCCACTGACATCGAACGGTGCACCGACAGACGGTGTCGAAGGTGTCGCCTCGCAAGGCACATTGACAATCGCGGAACCGGTCACGTCGACGGACACGTTCACGATCGGAACCACCGTATACAAGATGATGACAACACCCGCCGCCGCATATGACGTTGCTATTGGTGCCGACGAGGCTGCGACGAAAGTAAACATTGTCGCAGCGATCAACGCATCCGGCACCCCTGGCACCGAATATTTCGCAGGCACACTCGCACACCCGGACGTGACTGCGGCAGCGTTTGTCGGTGACGACTGTGTTATCACTGCGAAAGAGACTGGTGTGGCTGGTGACCTGATCGCGACGACCGAAACGTTCACACACATCAGCAACGTGTTTGACGCTTTGACGCTGGGTACCACTGTTGCGGGTGTTGATGATGTGACGGGCACCTATGAGGGCATTATCGCGGCAGGTGCGTTCGTGTTGGATACTGCGACAGACAACTTGTACGAGATGGATGGCACCACCGCTGTCCCCACGTATTCGAGGATTGATACGGTATGACGACCACAGATGTTGATTTGTATCTGGACAAGAACGGGAACGTTGTTGAGGCTGGTCCGAAGGCTGCGTTCCTGTTGGTGAGGGCCGGCAAACAAATCCCGAAAGGATACACGCCACCATCCAAACCAGCTGAGGAACCAGAACCGGTTGTTGAAGTGAAGGAAGTTCCGAAGGCTGCGAACAAGGCTCGGAAGAAACCTGCGAACAAAGGAGCCCGAAAGTGAGCCTAGAAAAGATGGGTATCTCAGACACCGTGTCGGCAGTGCTCGGCCGTGTGACCCGTAAAACGTGGTCGCGGGGGTTGCGGGAGAAGCAGCGGGTGCGTGGCAACGTGCATGTCGTGTTGACCGGCCCCGATGGGGATGTCAAGTTCGACGAGTGGGGTGAGAATTTGGTGACCGACATCGGTGACCAGTTCCTCGCCACCCGCGCCTACGACGACACCTACGCCATCGTCACGGGTATGAAACTGGGGACGGGTACGACTGCGGTTGCGAAGAACGGTGCCGGTGCCGGAATGGTCACCTACATCACAGGATCAAACGAAGCGTTGGATGCTACGGCAACGGACGCTACGAAGGGTGCAGGTGCAGGCTGGCGCACCACATATGTGTGTACTTGGGTTGCGGGTGACGTCACAAACTCTGCGATCACTGAGGTCTGTCTCACGAACCAGACCGCGTTGGTAGACAACACATCCGCAGCAGCCGATACGATCGCACGGTACAAGTTTGCGTCACCGATCGATAAGCAGGCTTTGGATTCGTTGGCGGTGACGTGGCAGATCGATATCCTCGGCGCATAAAACAACACAGTCTGGTTGGGGTGGTGTCGCCTATTGTGGGTGACACCACTTCTGTATTGGAGCCATCGGACATGAACAGGCGACACTGATGGCTATTGACTACACGAACTATCTCGAAGTTGATGCCACCGTAGAGGGTGCGTTCACGTTCACCAATAGGGCTGGGACGGTTCACGGCTCTGACGGGTTGAAAGCCAGTAACACTGCCGGGGAGTGGTGTCGTGGTGTGACGTCTACCCCGTCTGGTGGTACGGGGCCGACTGCGAACCCGTCGGGTAGGTCAGCGTTCGTCTACATCGAAACGTCTTCACCGTCGGCGTCGTCGGTGTGGGCAATGCGCCGCAAAACATCGTTCGACACGACGTCAGTGACGTTGGCGTTGGATTTGAAGTACAACTTGAACGCAAACGTGGCATCAAAGTTTTATGTCGAATACGCAACGGTGGCGTCACCGAACGAAACAACCGACTGGACTGTTCATTCCACTGTTCAATGCAACGCAACCAATGCGTGGATCGACCGCACGTTCATTTTCTTCGACGTGTCGTCATCCACCACCCATGTTCGTATCCGATGCGACACAGACAACTCGTTTCTGAACGATATCGCCTTCTCGACGTGGCACGAATACGAGTTCGATTCGGCGGGGCCTTGGGTCAGGGGCACCGACGACTCGAAAGCCTTTGGCTACTCCGGTAAAACGGTTTCGCTGCCTGCCCTCGAAACAGGCGACCTTATCTTTGTTTCCGTTGGATACCACACAGGCACCGGGACTATACCGACAGCAATGGCGATATCGGGCTACACAGAATTAGCGAACGACGCAATCAACTCCACCACCCGTATGGCTGTGCTGTATAGATACGTTGACGGTACCGAAGGTTACACGGGTGACGGTTCAGATACAGTGTCGCTGACTTGGGCCGGCGGGGCATGGCTGTATACAAGCCATATGTCTAGTGCGATCATCGGCGGCGCCGACCCCGACGACCAAGCCCCATCAATATCTTCATTCGCAACCAGCAGCAGCACAACCACCCCCAACCCTCCCAACCTGTCGCCGGGCAGTACGGAAGATTTCTTGTGGTTTGTCCCCCTTGCCGTCGGCGCATACAGCTCCCAAATCCTTCTCTCTTATCCAACCGGATATTCGGGGGTAAGCGCTCCCGGCTCGGGAACAAACCTGATGTCTGTTCACGCTTATCGAGTGCTGAACGCATCGTCAGAAAACCCCTCGACGTTCCTCTACAATGATGTGGTATTTTATGGTGGATACACCGTCGCTATCTGGCCAGTCACAGCGGTTGATTACACAGAAACCGCAACCGACGCGACGGGTGTAACCGATTCGGCTACCGCTACGAAAACTGGTTCACGCACCGCAACCGACCCGGCAACCGTCACCGACACCACCACACGCAGTGTTGGGGCGGCACGCACCGCAACCGACCCTGTCGGGGTGGCTGATGGTGTGACGGTCACGAAACGGTCGACACGCACCGCCACCGATAGCGCAGGTGTCACGGACACGGTCGAACGGGTCACGGCACTTGTCCGCACTGTCACCGACACTGTAGGGGTCACAGACAGCGTCGAGCGGGTCACAGCGAGCCGGCGTACTGTCACCGATTCGGTAGGGGTGGCAGACACGGTCGTCACGGCACGGGTTGTCGTTGTCGTTGTCTCCGACCCTGTAGGTGCCGCCGATGTGGTGGATGGCACTGTGTTCTCTGGTGAAGCACCCACCGTCACAGACACAGTCGATGTTACAGATTCTGTGGTTCGGGTCACCGAAACGGTCCGAACCGTCACAGGGCCTGTAACGGTCACAGACCAACCTGTAGTGGTACACGCCCAGACCCGTGTTTCTGTCGATCCTGTGGCTGTTACGGACACTGTAGAGGCATCGAGAGGCATCGGCGCTATCGCAACAGACGGGGTGGGTGTGTCGGACACGGTCACGGTCGTGCAACAAACCGCCTACACAGAACCTGTCACCGAACCTGTAACGGTCACAGATGCTGTCGATAGGGTTACCGAAACGACCCGCACCGTCACCGAACAGGTAGGGATCACTGACGGCGTGACAACAGCCCGTGCCTTGGTGGTTGTCATCACCGACACAGTCGGAGCCACAGACATCCCACAGGGTGCGAAAACGACTCAGGTAACCGTCACTGAAACAGTCAACGCCACTGACGATGTGATCCAGGCTTTCGGGTTCGGACGCACCATCACCGAACCAGTCACAGGTACCGACAGTGTCGAACGGGTCCACCTCGCCCTACGCACCATCACCGAGGCTGTAGATGTGTCAGAGTCGGTCGGGTCGGTGTCGTTCGGTGACTACTTCTGGGACCGGCGGCCACGCACCCACACCCCCAACCCAGCAACCCACACGACGGATGAGCCTGTGTGGAGCCCGGATGGGGTGACATACACGACGGATGAACCTGCGTACACTAGCCTGACACCGGACGGACCGGCTTGGAGCTGACATGTTGATTACACAAACCGATCTTGAAAAGCATCTGCAAATCAACTTCGGCACCGACCCAGACCCGATCATTACGGACTACCTCAGTCAGGCGCAGGCGGCGTGTGAAGCGTGGTGCCGCCAACCGTTGGAACACACAGCCGGTGTCACCACAGTCCTGTCGGCTGACCAAACGGGGATCGTATGGCTCGATTTGCCCCGGTTCCCGATCACCGCACTGACATCGATTGTTGAGAACTCTGCGACCGTCGACACTGCAACCTATTCGTGGTACCCCGACGGACGGATACGGCGAGACACGTCATGGACCACCACACGCGACGGTATCACCGTCACCTACGATGCTGGGTACGGGACCGGTGCCACGGCACCGTATGACACTGTCCCTGCCGATTTGGTGCTCGCCATCACTGCATATGCGGCTGACCTGTTCCGCAACGGTGCCACGTTTGCAGCACAAGGACCCATAGGGATCAAACAGATACAGCTCGAAGGGTCAGACTCGATCATGTACGACACTGTCGC